CTGGGGTTGACGATGTCCGCGATGGACGCGAAGACGTTGCCACCGTAGGCGTACTCGACGGTGTTGGTGCCCGTGGAGGCGTAGTTCGCCGTGCCGTAGGTGTAGTACGAGGTGATGCGATGGACCTCAAGGAACTTCCCCGCACCCGGAGCCGCGACCAACTGGACCGGCGTGTTGTGCAGGTCGAGAATCTGCGCCGAGGACAGCGTGACCGTGGCCTTGAGGAGGTAGTCGCCCGCGATGACGTGGTCGGCGTCCCAGTCATCTCCGCCGACGAGCGACGGGTCGGCAGCGGGTCCGGCGCCGGAGACCTTGGCATGGGTGACGGTGAGAGCCATCTTCGGGGGGTTCCTCTCTCGGATGGTGAGCACCCGCCCGTGGTCTGGTCACGGGCGGGTGCGGGGACGGCGGGGCCTCAGACGTAGGCGGTGGCCGTGAGGGTGACGTTGGTGTTCGCGCTGAGCACCAGCTTCAGGAACTGCCACGGCTGGTTCGGCCGGAGCAGGTAGGTGGTGGTCGTGGCCGTCGTGATCGTCAGCGCGGCGACGGCGACCGTCTCCGGCGTCGCGACCAGCGCGTAGCCCACGTTGAACCAGTTCGTGCCGTCGACCGAGCCCTGGATGTTCACCGTCACGCTCGGCGTGGAGCCGACCGTGCTGGTGATGACCACGGCGCCCGGACCGCGGCGGCTGCCGCGATCGACGGTGTTGGTGCTGTCGCCGTTGCCGGTCTGGGCGGCCGACAGCACGACGGCCGACCCGAGACCGGGAGACATGACCGTGGCCATCTACTTCCCCCTCGCCCGGCGCACGGCCTTGTCCTCGACGGGCTCGGCCGCCTTGTCCTCCACCGGCTCGGCGGCCTTCGTGTCGGCGTCCGGTGCGGTGTCGCCACCGACCGAGAGCACGGGCGCCGCCTCCGCCTGGTCGACGGGCGCGGTCCCGGCTGCCGCCGACTCGTCGAGGCCGAGCCGCCGGAGGTCCTTGGGCTGGACCCCGAAGGCAGCCTCGGGGCTGCCCTCGGGGACGATCCGCTTCCAGTCAGCGGTGACGTAGACGGTCGCCATCGGCTAGGCCTTGGTCGCGGCGCTGGTGACGGCCGGCGGGGCCCACAGGACCGTCATCCGCGTTCGCCCGGCGGTGCCGCCGGTGCTCGACGTGGTGATGATCCCGCTGATGACCCGCTCGGTCGCCTGGTACCGCGGAGCGACGTGGGTGTTGGTGCCGGCGAAGTAGGCGCCGCCCTTGCCGCCCTGGTGGCTGAACGAGATGGACTCGCCTGCCAGCAGGTCGGTCGCCTTGAGGTTGACGGCGGTGTAGAACCCGTCGTCGTCGGCGACGTAGCCGACCTTCATGGTGACCGTGCCCGTGTTGTCCCAGAGGGCGACACCGTTCACGATCACGTCGATGAGGGTGGACCCGGCCGGCACCGTGACCGAGCCGGTGTAGGTGCCCGCGCCGGAGGTCTCCGTGAAGGTGACCTCCTGGGCGTAGACCTCCGCGAGGCCGTTGATGACCCCGCCGCTGATGACAGGCATGGTGGGTGACCTCCCCAGGTCAGCGGGGGCGGCTCCGCACCGCCCCCGTCAGTGGTTCTACAGGCCGGTCACCGTGCAGGCCGACTTGGGGCGCCGGGTCTCCACCGCGAAGCGGCGGTAGAGCATCAGCGCGACCTTGCGCTCGGTGAAGTACGTCGAGTGCTCCGTGGAGATCGCGACGGTCAGGCCCTCGCGCTCGACGACGCGATGCCAGCGGGTGTCCACGACGCCCGCGGTGCCGGCGGAGCCGAGCCCGGTGGACTTGACGACCGGCAGGCCCCACAGGCGCGGCGCGATGGCGTCACCCGGGTTGCCCAGGATGTAGACGCCGTCGGTCGTGCGGGTCAGCCGGATGTTCTGCCAGTCGGTCGGGTGCATGACGATGAGGTTGGCGTTCGCATCGCCCGTGACCTCGACCAGGGTGATCGCCTTGTGGATGGCGTCCATGGCCGGGTCGGCGCCCTTCGCCTGGGTCTGGAAGCCGGTGCGGATGAACACGCCCGTGGGGTTCGGGGTGTTGCCGTCGCCGGCCAGGATCAGGTTGTTGGACTTGAGCTGCAGGTCCGTGGCCAGGGTGGTCTCGACGGTCGACTGCAGGCCGATGTTGTCGGCGACCGCCTCGTGCGTGATCGGGATCCACGCCTGCACGGTCTCGACCGGGTCGGTCGTCAGCGTCCAGGAGTAGGCCGAGTCGGTGACGGCCGAGCCCTGCGCGACCGCGGCCGCGTTGTTCGTGTGGGTGGTCTGGATGTAGTACTCGATGCTCTTCGAGCCGGTCTGGCCGTGCGGGAAGAACGGCTCGACGTCGCCGAAGTAGTTCGGGTCGCCGAACACCCCGGTCCGGTCCGCCTGCGGCGCGATGGCCGTGGTCTGGAGCAGGGTCTTGAGGGTGCCGCCGAGCTCGATCATCACCGTGCCGGTGCCGCCCTTCGCGATGGCACCGAGCAGGGGGGCGTTCTTGGCGAGCGCCGACTTCAGGGCGCGGTCCATGCCGGCCTTGGTGTCGACGTCGAGGTCGGCGTCCTTGGTCTCGCCGGGCTGCTCGCCCTTGACCAGCCGGCCGACGCCGGCCAGCTTGGCCTCGTTCTCGGCCGCGGACTTCTCGACCTGCAGCTGCATGTCGTAGGCGGCCTGCTTCGCGGCGAGCTCGTCGTTGCGCTTGTTGAACTCGCCGACCTGCTCGGCCGACATGTCGTAGCCGCCGTCCGCGCTCTTGAACGACGCCAGCCAGGCGCCGTGCTTCTGCCGGAGATCCGCGAGCTCGGCGCCGAGCGCCTGTGCCGTGGGCATGGAAGTGGTCCTCCAACGTGGAAGGCCCTGGTCACAGTGACCGAGGCCCGGGGGTTCTCGATGGGTCGTGCGGGCGGTCGCCCGCGGGGATCACGCCGGGACGGGGACGCCGAGGCCGCGGGCCTGCGCCAGCAGCACGTCGAGCTCCGTCCGGAGGCCCTTGCGCGGGTCGGTGTCGTCGAGCAGCTTCTGCAGCTCGCCCATCGACAGGCCGAGGCCCTTGACGATCTCGGCCAGCGCCTCGCGGTTGGCGACGGAGAGAGAACGGCCCTCCTTCGCCCGCCACTCGGAGCGGTCGGTCGTCCGATCGGAGAACGCCTTCACGACGCCCAGGACCCAGGCGGCATGGTCGGCATACGGCGTGTCCGGACCCGGACCGCCGCTCTTGATCGCCATGGTGTGGGTGGAGACGCCGGCGCCCTTGAGCACCGGCGAGACCTCGAAGACGTCCTGCTTCTCGATGAAGCGGACGCTGATGCCGTCCTTCTGGCCGTAGGAGTGCCTCAGGGGCTTCAGCCCGTAGCTGTACTCCTGGAGCTCGCCCATGGCCTTGACGGTGTTGTAGGTGTTGCGCCCCTGGTCGGTGTCGAGGAAGAAGTCGCCCTCGAACACGGCCCATTCGCCGGCCTCGCGGATCGCGCCCTTGCCGGTCGGCAGCGCGCCGTCCCAGCTGGAGTGCCCGTAGGCGGACATCGGCACGGCCTTGGTCGGGAACGAGCCGGGCAGGCTCACGTCCCGGTCGGCGTCGACGACGTTCATCTGCGCGAACGCGAGCACGATGTGCCCCGCCTCGTCGAGCTTCAGGTCGTGCGGGGTGAACGTCTTCCGCATCACGTCGGTCACGGCTGGGTACCTCCCTGCTGGGTGCGCGCCATGACGGCGGCGGCGAGCATGTCGAGCGGCGACATGTTGAGCGGCGACTGGAACCGCGCCCCCTCGCCGCCGGGGATGGGGTTGCGGTTGTCCATCTCGCGGGCCTCGTCGGGGCTGAGCTGCCCCGACTGGATCGCGATCTGGTTGCCCTGCATGCGCTCCAGGTACTTGCCCCGGAGCACGGCATCCATGAGGTGCTCGCAGAAGACGTCGTCCTCGGCGATGACGTCCTTGTTGACCTGCTGCTCGATGCGGACCATCGTGGCCCGGAGCGCACCGACCCAGTGGTCGATGTTCGACTCCTCGATGTTGCTGAAGGTCGCCCGGCTCATGTCGCTGAGCTTGTAGGGCGCCAGGCGCAGGCCGCGGGCGATCTTCTCGAGCGACAGGCGCTGCGAGTCGATGAACTGGGCGTCCTCGGGGTTGAACCCGAACTGGTCGATCGACATGCCCTCGTCGAGCACGGCGGTCCGCTGGGCGTTGGTCAGCCCGCTGTAGGCCTCGTCCCACGAATCCGCGATGTTGGACCTGGCCGTCTGCGACAGCTGCTGCGGGTGCTTGATGACGACACCCGGCCGCGCGCCGTTGCGGAACGTGCGCAGGCCGTACTCCTCGAGCGCCAGGGAGCCCTCCAGCTGGCGCCGCATCAGGTGGATGCGTGAGTAGCCGACGAGCCCGTCCCAGCCGAAGCCCGGGATGTGGAAGACGTTGCGCGCCCGCAGGACCACGCCCTGGCCGTTCGGCAGCCGGTACTTGTACACCCGCTCCGACGTGACCGGGTCACGCTCCACGGTCATCCGATCGGGCCGCAACGGCCACAGGCGCACGGCCCGCCCGTAGCTGTCCAGCTCCTTCTCGGCGTACCAGTTTCCGCGCGAATAGAGGTGCCCGATGCCGGTCTCCCGGAAGACCATGCTGGTCATCTCGGGGTTGGGCGCGTCGTGCAGCACCCGGTAGAGGCGGTGGTCGGTCGCCCGCTCCTTGCCGCGCTCGAGGCGCCGGTACAGGATCAGCGGGAGGGAGGAGATGTCCTCGGCGATGAGGCGGATGCCGGCCAGGAAGCCGTCCGCGGTGAACGCCGTGTCATCGCTCAGCGACTGGCGCGTGATGAGGTCCGTGCCGATGGTGCCGCCAGGGGGCGCCCAGCCGGGGTTCGGCCAGCCGAGGCCGGCCTTGAGCATTGAGTCGAACAGTCCCACGGGTCACTTCCCCCTGATGAGGATCCGGAACGCGACCCCGACCGGGGTGAGCAGCAGCAGGAGCAGGCCGACGACGAGCAGGCCCCAGCCG